GACGTATACAATGCTAGAAAAAAAGTATTACCTCCTGCACTGAAATTGTGAGTTCCAGACATGAGTTCTCATTTAAAAGCATAAGGTACTATATTTGCCATTGTTTTTTTTCTCCTTAATTATTATTTCCGTAACTGGAAGGTGATTTAGATGTGAGTTGTGCACGAAGAACACCATCCATGTCTTCGTCTCTGCGTCTGTTACCGATTTGCTCGATAGCGTACGATTCGAGAGCTTTTTCATATTGCCCAGTGTAGTATTGTAGCATATCTGCAGGACCTTTCAAGTATCCATATGCATTAGCTATACATTTGTATAAAAGCAAGTCTTGATATTTATTTGATAGATAAGTCCCTGTTGAGCTAGCACTAGAATCTGTAAGGCTCGTAGGTTCTTTATTATATGACATAGTTACTGCATAATTAGCATTTGGTGTTGGTGCTACCACCCATGTTGTTTCATTCCAGTTTCCATAGTATTTAGGTAAGGCCGTAGAAGAAGTAGTTGGAGTAGAATAATACTCTACCATAAAACTTGTATCTCTTTGTTCTAAATAAACTTGATCTCCAGCTGAATCAGTAACCTGTACATATCTAATAAATCTTAAATCTGAAGGAATAGTCATATATCTATTTCCAGAGGTTAAATTTGAAGTTGCATAAAATCTTTCTTGATCAGTATCAATAGCTCTAAAAATAGCATTTTCTGCATTTTTAGTTATAGTAGCTAAAATAGCATCTGTTAAAACATTGCTACTTACTTCTGTGTAAGATCTAACATCTGAATATAAATTTGCTAAAGTATAAGCCATTATCCGTTTACTACCTCAAGTGTTACTGGTCCTGCCGAACAAGAATCTCCACCACCTTTAACTCCGGATGCACTAGCTGTGCTGGTACTTGTAATATAAAAATAATTTTCTGGTTGTGATAATGTTCCTGCTGCTGTAATGACACTACCGTCAGTTTGTATTTGTCCTAATGCAAGCGTAAATCCACTAGCATTGTTAATATCACTTACATTTCCAAAATTAGGAATAGTTGCAAATGCTTGTAAGTTATGTGCATCAGCTCCACCTGAACCTACTGAAGTAACTAGAGGAGGTCCTCTAAATCTTACTTTAGATCCTGCTAATCTTTGATGATCTTCTGAAAAAACATTTACATAAGTTACTCCACTTGAAATTACAGTTGTAAAAGGATCAGGAGTTAATAAAATTAAACTTGCAACAGAAGCTGGTTGAGGTCTTGGATTAAATAAAGCTTGAGGATCAGAACCAACTGGTTTTGGTTCAAGTTGTGGTTGCTTTGGCTCATATTCTGAATAATGAACTAAAGCTCCATTCCATTCTCTTACCATTTCTAAATAAGGAAAAGCCATTCCTGATCTATCAGAAATTGCCATTGATTGTTTACCTTTAGCAAATATACCCATTATACTCCATCTCCATAAAAAGTTTGTGGTGAGATATAAGAAGAAGTGCCTTGACTATCTTCGTTAAGTGCTCTTGCAAATTCATCTTCATACATCATTCTTAATTCTTGTGTTCTTTCAGGAGAATATTTTACACTTAAATAATAAGCTAATCCTGAAATCATACATGGATAAAATCTATAAACTACATCAGCAGTATTTGTATAAGCTCCTGGATCTTGTATTCTTGCCATGTAATAAAATTTTAATTGAAAGTTAGCTCCAGAAAAACTAGATGAAGGTGTTGCATATATACTAACTGTAGGTGCAATTAATCTTTGCACATAATATTGAGAAGGTGTTCCTTTAGTTAATTTATTAGGTAATGCTGCGTAAGCTGATCTATCTATCTTTAATAAAGATGTATCTACAGGTGCTGTAGCTGTTGTGTTATTTCTAACCCAAGCTTCTAATACATCACTAATGTTGTTTGGAAAATTAGCAGCATCAGATGCAAAACTATATTCTGCCTGACCTTCAACTAAAGGAACTGTTGCTTCTTTAACTTCCCAAAGATGCACACCTCTATTAGCCCATTCCGAAAATAATATATTTAATGAACGTCTCGCGCTCTTTAATTGATAACCGCTACGAGTTCCACGTATGTTAGTTCTTTCATACGCTTCTTCGATAATGTCATCAATCGGCGGATTGAATGTTATTGTTCCGGAAGTAGTCATTAACCTCCTTTTACTGCCAAATTACTGCGACAGAAGTTGTGCCAGCCACTAATTCAACAAAAAGACCATTTTGAGCTCTAATACCTACAGCTGCAATATACTCTTGATACATTTCTCCATCTAAACATTTCTGTTCGTAAATTAAAGTATCACCATTGCTTGACCCGTCATATATTTTTACATGACAAGTATTTGCTGAAGGATTAATTGTAACTCCTTTTAAATAACAAATAGGTCCTGCTGCTGTAGCACCACCTGCTTTATTTTTTACAGTTGTACTTGATTCTGTGTAGAATTGGTTTACCGGCGTTGCGCCACCTGCATATGCCATATTTTTTCCTTTTAGTTTACTCTATGCTCCCACGAGGGTAGGAGCATAGATAATTATTATTATGTTAACTTCGGTGTACTTTCACCTGCTTGATTACCTTCGTCTTGCATGTGGTAAAAAATTGTTCCAGATAAAGTTCCCGCTTGTCCTGCTGCGTCTACACCAGCTACGATTTTAACATCGTATGTCATTTCAGTAAGACCTAAATCGTTACCTGCTGTTCCTGAACTTGGTAGAACCATTTCTTGTGCATCATCAGCTGCTCCGTTATCTACGAAACCATCTGTGTCTACAAAAGTTGTGCCATCGATTACATCTTTAAAACCGATGTCTATTTTTCCACCAGCTGCTGCTTGACCATTGAAAATTATATAATCAACGATTGAACCTTTTGGAAGTTGAACTGCTGCAGTATCAGTTGATGATACTTGTGCATCTGTTCCCGCCGCTGCTACTGTTGAAGGTACATAGAATTGAGCTACCATAGACATACTGCCTGCATAGTTTGCTCTATTGCCATTTCCATTGGATCTGACTGTACCTGTAAATGTTGTTGTTGCCATTTTATATTCCTCCTAGAATACGTAAATATAATTACCTAGGGTATATCGACTATACGCGTTTATATTTACTTGTTTGTTGTTATTGTATAGTGGTTAAAATATATAGTAATTTTAAGTAGAGTGCAAGAGATTGCGTAGTGAATGTACGTATTTCGACGATGTAGCGTTTTATTAAGTAGCTACTGATACTTGGGCTGCAGAACCCTCGATTTTATTTGACTGATGAGCGTTTTCTGCTTCGGCCATTTTTATATCGCTTATGACCTCTCTTATTTTATGGTCTATCTTAACCATATCGAGAGTATATCTACCCTCTTTAAGATGCTCCTGCTCCCAGTTCAACTCCAAGGACCTTTTTGCTTTGTATAGGTCGTTCAAGTTTTGCATCGTTAACCTCCTCATAGGTTATCCATTTTTTTGACAGACTTGTAAATCCGTCTTTTTCCCACTTTACACCTTTTTCTCCTAGTTTGTCAACTATTGCGTTTTCAATAGATTCAGCACTATCTTCACACACGACTTGAAAAGTCGCATGATGCCCATATGCTCTGATATTAACTAGAAATTTTTTCATGATTATCTCCTCTTATACCACAAAAAAAAGGGGCCCGAAAGCCCCTTTTTAATTTAATTATTGTAACGATTACACGCCTGGTGAACCAAATACACCTCTAGGGTCAGAGAATCCGAATACGTATCTCTCTCTAGCTTTGTATCTTACGTTGCCAGTGTCAAAGTCACCTTCCATTGAAGTTTTGATTGGTGCTCTAACGAAGTGTTTCAATCCATTAGGTACATCTGTTTTGATAAAGAACGCATCAGTATCAGTTAAGTAGTGATTTACTACATAACCTTGAGGAATCATCCCCATAGATTTAACTGCGTTTATATCATTGTCAGCTGTTCCTGGTCTGCCTTCAGATTTCATCAATCTTTCAGCTGTAAATTGTAGTTGAGGTGGAATTACTAATTTCATTCCTCTTGCTGCAATTTTTAGACCTCTCTCATCAGTCATAGCTGAAATGTCTACTAGAGATTGTTCTAATGAAGTCTCTGATAGGTCAGCAGCTACTGCTAATGTGTTTGAGAAAGAACCACTTAAAGTAGGGTGTGCTGCGTTGAATAACGCTACGCCATCACCACCAGCGAAAGTTGCATTGAAACCATTGTTTAATACAGCTGCGCCTTTTACTTGTTTAGTGTTTGCCATAGATCTTGCTAATGCTTTTGTATATCTAGACGCTAGTCTGTCATACAAGTTGTCCTCGATCGCTTCTTCAGTGATCGCGAAAGCAAGTGCTATTGTTTCGTTTGTGTAACGAGCTGTGAAAGTTTCTTGTGCATCGTCGAAAGTAACACCTTGTCCTTCAGGTTTTACTGCTGCATTTCCAAAACCAGATAACATTACTTCCTCTTCGAAAGCTCTGTCAGATGTTTCTGAATCGAAAATTTCCGCTGCTTCGTTAGCATATTGTTTGTACTCAAGTCCAAATAGTGCATTTAGACCTGGCTCTAGTTCTTTAACTAGTTGTGCTCTTGATATTGCCATTGTTTATATACTCCTATTTAGATTAATTATCACCGTTATAAAGATTAGATGCTCCTGAAATAACCACGATTTGGTTAGAGTTCACTGCGCCATTGTCTTTATTTTCCGGTGCGTTAGCTGATCGAACAAGCTTAACCATTTTAGTTGAAGCTGCTCCACCAGAGATATGAAGTTTAACTAGAGACTGACCATCTTTGATTGTAGTATTTTCTACTGCAGTCTGATTAGTACAGTTGTATCCAGCATCTCCATACATTGCTTGAGTAACGATTGCATCTGCTTTGATCACGTATTCCTGAAAAGGATTATCGATTACAAAACCCATACCATCATCGCTACCTGTATTGTAGTCCGTTGCAAAAGTTGTTCCACCTACGAAAGCGTTTGCATATGTTGGTTTCTTTGTAGTTGTAGCTACGTAGAAAGCTCCATTGAATACACCTATTAAAGGTGCATGACCTGAGTTGTCAAAAGATTGACCACCTGATCCTGTATCACTTGTAGTTGCGAACGCTGCATCTTGCAAATAACCTTGATCTCCACTCGCGTCTTGAATAGAAACTGGGTCATTTTTAAAAATGCCTTTTGCAGTACCACTTTTGATTTTGTATTCCGACTGACCTTGAGTAGCAGGAGTATTACCTACTGTCATGGTGCTTCTGAAACCAAAACCTGTTGAGTGTGCGTTTGCCATTTTTTGTTTTCCTTATGTTGTTGTTAGTTAATTCGAAGGTAGAAATTCCTAAAGGATTATTTCTTTGTACCACCGAAAGTTACACGAGCCTGACTATCATTTGTGATAGGCATACTCTTATGTTGTTCCTTCATAAGGTCGTTATTAACTGCATTGTCTCGATCTTGAGTTTGCTTTTTAAAGTAATCTTCACGAGCTTGCGCGACCTCTTCTGGTATCCTAGCCAACAATAGGCCTCCTACTCCAATTATACCTGCGTATTTGCCTTCTGTAGACGCTGGATAGTTCTGTTCAGGATATGAATCTGCTCTCACAAATTCGAACCCTTCTCTTAATCTAACTCCGACATTTTTACTGTCGTCTTGACCAAGTAATTCAGCTCTTATCCATCTATGCCTATAACCAGCTGGCGCGGGTGGTGCATCGAGTGTAGAGGGTGGAGTCCAAGTAGTTTTTTTTTGTTCTTTAACTCTCGTCTGACTCGCACGTGAAGTTTTTTGTTTATCTTTTTCCATATGCTTATACTCCTTCCGTGATTTTTATTTGTTTTGCATAATCTTCTAGTGGCACACCTAATCTTTTAGCTATTGCTACTTGTGATGGCGTGAGTCTCACAGTTTTTGAGCGTCTATTTGAGGCTTGACGTTTAGCCGAAGCTACATTTTGAGTAGGTTTTACTCTTTCTGTAGTATTTTCCTCTACCTTATCAAATTTATGCGGAAAATCAAGTCTTATTCTTTTATCTACTTCTACATAATATTCGTCAGATTTAGGGTCATATCCTTCTTCTTCTACAAGCTTTTTATGTATATCAAAAGCCGTATAAGTCATAGCTGAATCGTTACCAAACCAACTATTTTTAGCTGCCCATGCTTCTGCTTTAGGATCAGATTGTACACTAGTTCTCTGTTGTTGAGGATTAATGTTAACTTCTTTTTCCTTTGCAGGTTCTGCTGCTTTTAATGCAGCAATTCTAGAAGAGTCGACAGTTAGATTTGCTAACTGTTCTTGTGCTGCTATTTGAGCTTCTACATCTGAAGATTCAATTGCATTTTTTAAAGCTAGCTTGGCTGCTGCCATACCAGTTTTAACTCTGCTTTCAAATTCACTGACATAAGTTTTATCTAATTTAGATAATCTCTTTTCAGCAGCTTCCATTTTACTTTTAGCTGTTTCAGCGAAAGTTACTGCTTCTTCTTTTTGTCTTTCAGCTTCTCTCATTTTACGAGTTAGTTTAGCAATTCTTTTTTGAACTCCTTCACTATATTCTTTTAACTCGTCTTTTTTCTCTTCAGTTTTCTCTTCAACCTTTTCTTCTTTTTTAGTTTCAACAGGTTGTTCTTCTACCTTTTCAACTTCAATTGTCTCTTCAGGTACAACCTCTTGTTTTTCCGGTTCACCTTTAGAATCAAATTTAATTTCAGCGCCTTCTGTTTCGCCTACATCAATTAATTCTTCAG